CTTCTTGCCTCACCTACACACGCGGCAAGGCACACTGTCTATTGTACACGTTGTACAGTTAGCGTTTGCCGCCCGGTTCCGTGGCCTTAGCGTGTGCATTATGTCAGTTGCGCCACGACGTGCGATGCTAACCCATTGATATCATTAGCATTTTGATATCGCATAAGGTGTATTATGTAATCTGCACCCTATTTGCACACTCTGCGCGACAAGGGCGGGGGTGGGGGCGGGGTAGGGGCGCTATGCAAATCGCGCGTGAACCCCCGAAGCGGGCGTTTTCTCCTACACGCACTGTAAAAATAAATGTACACTTTGTACAAACACACGACGCAATGTACAACTGTCAGAAAAATCACAGCAATTTGTACAAATAGCCCGACACGTTGTACAAGTACGCAGCGTGTACAACGAGCGCACCTATCCGCACGATAAGGACGCGGCTACACAAAGTGTACAACTGAAAATCGTGCCTGCGGCGTCTTGACTATGTGCGCGCGGTGGGTACGGCTGGCCTTACTGTTGCAACAGAAAGGACTAGGACTATGGCGACGAAAGACGAACTGCTTGACGAGAATGCGACTTTGAAGGCGGAAGTTTCGCGCTTGACGGCGCAACTGGAAGGCGCGTTGACGCAAGGCGCTGGCGTGGAAACGGCGGAAGTCGCCGTGCACGTGGCGCGGTCGGCGGCGTGGGTCGAGGCTGCGGGCCTGCAGGTGTTGCCCGATCTGCACGAGAACGGCGACGTGAAGGGCTGGTTGCTTTGCAGCGCCGAAGGTCTGCCGGTGGATGGTGTGATCTTTGACGGCGCATTCGTGGATGCGGAAACGTCCAAGACCGACGAAGCGCCTACGTTCCTTGTCGATCACATGGGCGTCGCGCTGGTGGACGGTGCTGTCTACGAGTACGCCGACGAACTGCGCGGACTGGTGAAACTGGACGCGGCGACCGCGAAGTGAAGTGCCGAACGACGGCAACGCGTATATGTACGAAGACGGGCGCGGGTTCGTCAACGTGGCGACCGGCGACGTCGTTCCGCTGGAACGCTGGCGCGTGCGTGAAGACGACGGCACGTTCAGCGAACCCAAGGAAGGCGTGGCCTATCGGTACGACGGGTCGAATGATCTGGTTCGCGTCCCGGTCGGTGACGAAAGCGAACTGTCCGTGCTGGTCGAAACGCTGCAGGCCGACAAGCTGCGCCTCGCCACGGCGCTTTGACGAAAAGCGCGACGAAGTGGCGGCGCTGAACCGGCGTCTGAACGCCGGGCAGATGCTTCACGGGGCTATTGACGATTTGCCGCCCGTGACGTAAACAGGGGGCGTCCTTCGCGAGAGGGCAATCCTTGTCGGGGCCGGAAGGTTCTGCTTCATCAACTGGCCCTCTGTCTTCTGGACAGGGGGCCTTTTTCGTGGGATACGTCTAGCAGATAAACGCGCACAAAGGGGGCGAGCATGGACTATCCGGTAAGAGACGGGGCGGGCGGCGTGATCCTGTCAGGCGGTGCGAGTGGGCCGCGTACGCCCGCCGCCGTGTACGACAGCGGGCCGCAGACGACGCTGAACCTTGACCTTCTGTCGCTGCTGGTGAACGGATGGACCGACGTCAGCGACTGTCTTGAAGTCGCGGTGCAAGTCATCGGCAGCGCTGGTATCAGCGCCGGGGCCGTTATCTTCGAACAGACGAACGATCCGACTGTGGCCGCGTTGAACACGCCCGTTACCGAGTTCAACGTTGCTGGCGGCGCGCAGGTTCTTGGCGCTGTCGCCATCGCGGCCAGCGCGTCGCGTATCTTCCTTGTGCCGGTCGTCGCGCGCTTCATGCGCGTGCGCGTGTCCACGGCGTTTGTGGGTGGTACGGTTCGCGCGTTCGCTATGGGCCGCAACATCGACGCGGAAGTCAGACAGCCGGGCGGCGGCGCGGTTGCGGCGGCGGGCAACGTGGCCCACGACAGCCCGATTTCCGGCAACCCGGTTCGCATCGGTGGCCGTGCGGTGGCCACGAACCTTGCGGTCGTCGCGGCAAACGACGTCGCGGACTTGGTGACGACGCTTTCGGGCGTGCTGGTGACGAAGCCGTACAACGTGCCTGAAATGGACTGGTCGTTCGCCGCCCCGGCTGGCGGCGTCATCAACACGACAGACGTCGCACTCGCCCCCGCGAGGGGCGCGACGCTGCGAAACTACATCACGAGCATTCAGTTGCGCAACGCTTCGGCGACGGTGGCCACGGAAGTCGTGTTGAAGGACGGCGCGGCAACGGTTATCTGGCGCGGACAACTGCCGATCAACTCGGGCGCGGAAGACTTCACGTTCCCGTCGCCGCTGAAAACGTCACTGAACGCTGTTCTGAACTTTGCGTGCATCACGACTGGTGCGCAAGTGTACGTCAACGCGCAAGGCTATCAAGCGCCTTAACCGTACATCAACGTGCGCAAGAGGGCGGCGTCGTCATCAACGACAACGGCGTCCTCAATATCTGGCGGCGGCAAAGACGGGGCGCTGCGCTGTTTCGCCGCCATGAGAACGTCAGTGATAACGCGGTCAAGCGAAACGTCGTGTTTCACTTGGATACGCTCACCGAAACGTTCGGGGTCACGCTTCGCCAAAACCCACTTGATATTATCGGACTGCACCTTGGCCATTTTGCTGTCGGTGTGCCCGTAGATACGGTGCGTGTCCACGTCAATCAACGCGTCTACCAACGCGTCGCTACCGCGCTGAACGGCGTCAGCGTACAGCGCTTGCAACGTTTCGTCGCTTTGCACGGTCTGCTTAAACGTCAGAACAGAAATGTTCGCCAAGTCACAAGCCGACGTTTCCGTGCGGCCTTGACCGATTTCGTTAATCGCATATAGTGCAGCCGACATGTTGGTATACGACAGTGACACGGTGAACTCCTTTCCGCGTCGAATATAGGGGCAAAGTACGTGGCGATCAACAGCGGATTGAGTATCGCTAAAGAACGTGAACTTGCGACGTTCGTTGCGTCGTTCTACGACAACCCTCTTGGCTTTGTGCTTGCCGTCTTCCCGTGGGGTATGCCCACGATGCCCGACGGTTCGGCGAACCCCCTAGCCGACAAGCAAGGGCCGGAAGACTGGCAACGACAACTGCTGATCGAACTCGGCGAACATATCAAAGAGAACAAGGCGCGCCGCGAACTTGGCATGGATATGCTGGTGTGGCGATCTGCAGTCGGTTCCGGCCACGGCGTCGGCAAGTCGGCGCTGGTGGCGTGGGTCATTTATTTCCTTATGAGTACGCGCGTCGATACACGCGGCGCTGTCACTGCGAGTACACAATTTCAGCTTGAAGATAAAACGTGGCCGGAACTGGCGAAGTGGCACAAGCTGGCGCTGAACAAGCATTGGTTCAAGTGGACAGCGACGACGTTTAGCTTTGCGGCGTATCCCGAAGACGAACAGAAGAACTATCGTACGACAGCGGCGACCGTCAGCGAAACGAACACGGAAGCCTTTGCAGGGCTGCACAACGAAGGCAAGACCGTGTTCGTCGTATTTGACGAAGCGTCGGGCGTAATGTCGAAGATTTGGGAAGTCGCTGACGGTGCGCTTACCGACGGCGAAGCGTTCTTCTTTGCGTTCGGAAACATGACGCGTCCCGACGGTGAGTTTGTCGATTGCTTCGAAAAGCACGCCGACATGTACTATACGATGAACGTGGACAGCCGATCTGTCCGACTTACGAACAAAAACGCGTTGAACGATATCATACGCAAGTACGGTATCGACAGCGACGAAGTGCGCGTTCGTATCTTGGGTAAACCGCCTGTCACGAGTTTCGACGCTTTCATACCTATGGAAGCGGTACAAATGGCAATAAAGCGCGACGATTGGGGCGACAATGGCGCAGCGCTTATCATGGGCGTAGACGGTTCACGCTCACCGAACGGCGACAAGTTCCGCATATCGTACCGCCAAGGACGCGACGCACGTTCCCTTCCGTCGCTCAGAGTTTCGCGGCATGAACAGTATCGAAGCGTTCAAGGTCGTGTCCCGTGAAGCTGGACGGGACGCGTCCCGATCTTATCGTGATCGAAGGCACTGGACCGACGACGGGGCTTATCGACTTGCTGAAACACCGCAAGTACCCGGTGGCCGAAGTGTACCCCGGCGCGCCGTCGAGTATACCGGCGAAGTACTACAACAACCGGGCCGAATGGTACGACGCCATGCGCACGTGGTTGTGGGAAGAAGGCGTGTTGCCGGAAAACTGTCCGAACCTGACGAAAGAACTGACGTCTATTCGGTACGGCTATCAGAAGCAATCGCAAAAGATGCTTATGGAAAGCAAGGAAGACATGGCGGACAGGGGCTTGCCAAGCCCCGACGAAGCCGATAGCTTGATGCTCACTTTCGCGGCGCGCGTGGCGCGTCGTGACGTCAATAGGATGCACGCGGCGAACTCGCGCGGTCGGCTGGCCAAAGTCGAGGAAGACCCGCTAGGTATGTGAGGGAACGACATGGGTGGACGCCCCAAGATGCCAGAAGTGCGGTATCCCGACCCGCCGCCGCCTGCCCCAACCCGCAGTGACGGGAGACGCAAGCCCTTGCCGAAGCGCAGCGGCGGGCGTTCTTTAGCCGGGGTGGCCGGGCTTCGACCTTTCTCGGTGCCACGGGCACGTCGCAGCCCGTGTCGTCTGCGGTTCGGTTTCTAGGCGCGGGGGCCTAAGATGCCGAACGCTGACGCGGAAGCCGTATGCAAGCTTTACGAACAGGCGAAGCAACTTCGACAGCCGCACGAACCCGGCTGGCGCGCCGCGTCGGCGCACTGTCTGCCCGCCATGTATTCGCAGTGGCTTACTGACGGTCCCGCGCCGTTCAATGCAAAGACAGAGGCGGCGCGCCGGGTATCGTACGACACGACGGGCGCGCGCAGTCTTTGAAATACGCGTCGGTGCTTCATCGCCTTATCACCCCCGACGGCCAGAAGTGGCACGGCCTTACGCCGTCCTGACGCGTCGCTGCGCAACAAGCCGCGCGTGCGTGCTTACTTTGACGAACTGACGACGATGCTGTTTCGCTACCGGTACGATCCGAAAGCGCGCTTCAAAATCAGCACGAACGAAGTCTACAAGTCTATGGGCGTATACGGCAACGGGCCGCTGTACATCGGCGAGCGCAAGGTGTCGCTGCACAACCCGGTTCCGGGTTTCAAATACATCGCGTGTTCCATGCGCGACGTGTTCTTTCTGGCGGACGACGACGGCGAAATTACCAACGTGTTTCGCCGCTTCTTTCTGAACGTTCGCCAATTCAAGACGAAGTTTCCCGGCGTGCCGATGCCGGTTGCGCTGCAGGCGGAAGCCAACAAACCGCAACCGGACGAAACCGCGTACTTCGAGTTCGTGCACTACGTATGCCGCAGCGAAGACTATGACCCGCAGGCGATTGACCGCCGCCGCCACCCGTGGCATTCCGTGTACGTGTGCGTCAAGGACAAAGCGTTTGTCGGCGAAGAAACCGGCTACCGGTCTATGCCGTACAAGATACCGCGCACCGAAACCGTGGCCGGTGACGCCTATGGGTACTCGCCAGCCGTGCTGTCTATCGCGGCGCTTGGAACGGCCAGTCAAATCAAGAAAACGGTCTTGAAGCAAGGCAACAAGGCGGTTGATCCGGTCATCCTTGCTTCCGACGACAACGCTATGAACGGCGAGTTTGACCAACGCCCCGGCGCGGTGAACTACGGTGCTATCGACAGGCAAGGACGGCAACTCGTCAAGGCCATGGAAACCGGCAACTTCCGCGTTGCAGAAAACCTACTGGCCGACGAACGCCGCGACATTGAAGACAGCTTCTTTGTGACGCTGTTTCAAATCTTGACAGAGACGCCGGAAATGACGGCTACCGAAGTCATGGAACGCACCGCCGAAAAGGCGGCGCTTCTCGCGCCGACAATGGGGCGTGCCCATAGCGAACTGTCGGGACCGTCTATCGAACGTGAAATTGATCTTCTTGCCGAAATGGGCAAACTGCCGCCGATGCCGCCCGAACTGCAGGAGGCGGAAGGTGAGTACGAAGTCGTGTACACGTCGCCGCTGGCGAAAAGCATGTACGCCGAAGAAGTTAGCGGTTTCATGCGGTCGGTGGAAATGTCGCTGAACATTGCACAAGCGACGCAAGACCCCGGCGCGCTGGACCATTACGACTTTGACGTGGCAATTCCCGAGATTGCGCAACACATGGCCGTGCCTGCGCGGTGGATGCGCGACCCGGATAAGGTCAAGCAGGCGCGCAGCGGTCGGGCAGAACAACAGCAAGAGGGCGAACTGTTGAAGAACGCCCCGGCTATTGCCTCTGCGGCTAAGACGGTAAGCGAAATGCAGGCAGGGGGACGGCGTGGCAGACGTTGACGACTTTATCGACGGCGAAGGCGATCTTGACGTTTTCGATCCCGTCGTGGCGAACGCCGCTGCAAAAGAACAAGAAACAGCCAAAGCGACGACAGACGCGTTGTTGGCTGCGCATATCAAACGCACGAAACAGGCGTACATCGCTGTATTCGAGGCGGGCAACCCGACACGTGGCGATATCGAGTTCGTCATGCAAGACTTGTTTTGGTTCGTCAAAGGCGACGTGCATTTCTTTAACGACGCACGTTTGCAGGACGTAATGGCTGGACGTAAACAAGTTTTGCAGCGTATCACGGAATACACGAAATTCGACTTCGACACGCTGCACCGAATGTATGCAACTGCGCAAAAATAGGAAAACACCATGTGGAAGAAAATCGGCTTCAAGCAAATCATGCGCGAAGGTGAAGGTGGCGGGACGGGCGGTGGCGGTGGCGGTGGCAATCCGCCGTCGAACCCGCCGTCGAACCCGCCCGCGCTGACCGCGCCGTGGCAGACGCAAGACGGCGGCGTGTGGAAAATCGGCGAAGGCGAAGCCGCGAAGCCGTGGCACGAGTTCATTCCTGAACCCGAAGCGAAAGCGCACCTGCTGGCCAAAGGGTACAAGTCGCCCGCCGAACTGGCGCTGGCGAACTACAACCTGACACGTTTGCAGACGGGCGATCCTACCGTGGTGGGTCTGCCAGCCGCAGACGCGCCGCCCGAAAAGTGGAACGAGTTCTACAACAAGCTTGGTCGCCCCGAAACGCCCGACAAGTACGATATCAAGTTTGCCGAAGGCTTCACGCCGGATGAAGGCATGTTGAATTGGGCGAAGCCGACGTTCCACGAGGCGGGCTTGACGCCGAAACAGGCGCAAATCCTGTCCGACAAATGGAATGCGTACGTCGCGGAAACCAATCAGCGGGTGACGGAAGCCGACGCTGCGGCCAACCAAGGCGCGCTTGACGCGCTGGCGACGAAGTGGGGCGGCGATCTGGACAAAAACAAAGCCGCTGGCCAACGCGCCATGCAGGCGCTTGGTATTGCGCCTGAACTCGTTTCCGCCGTTGAACAGCATATCGGCAGCGCGGCTATCGTGGAACTTCTTGCGACCATCGGGCGCAAAGCCGACGAAGGCGGGTTCTTGGGCGGCAACACCCCTGACCCGAACAACCCCGATACGATGACCCGCGATCAGGCGCAGGCGCGTATCAACGCGCTGCAGGCCGACAAAGACTTTCAGGCGAAGTACACGGACAAGAACAACCCCGGCCATGCCGATGCGGTTCAGACTATGGTCCGTCTTTACGCGCGTATCTAGCCGCTTGACGGGTATCTAAAAGACGCGTATTCAGAGGGTAGCCGTGCTAGGCTACCCTTTTTCCTTCCGAGGGCCGCTTTCATAGTGAACACCCCTCTTACCGCTTGGCAACGGTACGCAACACAACTCTTGGGGTGAAATCCTATGCCTGAAACCATCGCAACATACAGCGTTCCCGAACATCACGTGAAGATGTACACGGCGAACGTTCAGGCCGCGCTTGCGAAAGCAGGCGGGCTGCTCATGGGCCTTGTGTCCAATTCGACGTACACGGGCGAACGCGCGCAGGTCGTGAACTTTCTCGGCCCCGTCGAGTTCATCGAACGCAACACGCCGTACGGCGATACGAAAGTCACGGAAGTCGAACACACGCAACGGTGGGTGTCCGGCAGCGAATATGACTGCGCCATCTTCATCGACCGGCTGGACGTGCTCAAGATGATCTACGAGCCGACTTCGCCGTACGTCGAACGGATGCGCGAAGCCGCAGCGCGCAAGATGGACGAAATCATCATGTCCAAGTTCTTCGCGACGGCCCGTACCGGCAAGGACGGCACGACGAACACGTCGTCCAAAGCGACGAACACCGTCGCGCACGGCGGTACTCGTTTCACCGTCGCCAAGCTGCGCGCGCTGCGCAAGCTTATGAAGAAGCGTCACCTGCAACTGCGCATGGTCAAGCCGTACATCGCCGTCACCGCCGAACAGATTGACGATCTTCTCGGCGAGGTTGCGGTGGGGTCGAACGACTACAACGCGGTCAAACCGCTGGTGGACGGCGAAGTGTCGCAATTCATGGGGTTCGTGTTCGTGCCCTACGAAGACAACGGAACGTCGGCGGGCGGCAAAGGCATTCCGACGAACATCGTGGCCGGTCCCGCGACCATCCGTCAGTGCCCGGCGTGGGTTCCCGACGGGATGCACTATGGTTCGTGGGACGCGCTGTCGATCATTATCAGCCCGCGTCCCGACAAGAACAACATCAAGCAGGCGCACGCGACCTTCACGGGCGGCGCGACGCGGCTTGATGAAGACAAGGTGTTCATGGTCGAAGCCGTGGAAACCGGAACGCCGTCGTAAGACGGGTGACTACCCGGCGCGCAATGACGCGCGCCGGGCTTTCGCGTACGTGCTTCCCACGTACGTTTGCTGTCAAGTGGAGACAAACAGCATGGCACTTGCATCTGGAAAGACCGTTGACGCGGCGGAACTGGCGGAAACCTACCGCCGCACGCCGATTGACGAACACGGGAAGCTGCGCTTCCTTGCTGCGCGCGTGACGTCGCCGGTCGGCGGTGTGGCGGCGGGTTCGACCCTTGGTTTCGGCTGGCTTCCGCCCGGTCGCAAGCGCATCCTTCCGTCGCTGTCGCGGCTGTCGTGCGGCGTGTTCGGCGCGGCGCGTACGCTGCACGTCGGCCACGGGGCGTATTCGAAGCGCCCGCCGATTGCGGACACGACGCCCATCGAACCGGAAAGCAACAACGCGCTGGCCAACGCAATCGACGTGTCGGCGGCGTTGAACTCGGCGGTCCTGTCCACGCTGATCCGGTACGACATGTACTCGCTGGACGAAGTGCTGATTTTCGGCACGGTCAACGGCGGCACGTTCCCGGCTGGTATCACCGTGGACCTTCTGCTGGCCTACCTGTACGAATAAGCGGAAAGCGACGACGCAATGTACACCCCGGTCGAAGTCATCAACCTTGGGCTTGGCAAGATTGCGTCGTCGCAAATCGAACGCATTGATCCGCCGCGCACGTCGCTTGAACGTTTCATCGCGACAGGATACCCCGTGTGGAAACGCACTGAACTCGCCAAGCGGCGGTGGGTGTTCGCGACGCAATACGGCGTGCAGCTTTCGCTGACCGAAACGCTGACCGACAGCGAACGTCCTTACAAATTCGTCATCCCGCCCGATTGCGTGCGCGTTGTGCGCGGCAAGTACGCGGAGTGGAAGCAAGGCGGGCGGTTTGTGTTCAGCGCGCAGTCTGAACTTAAGGTCGATTACATCAAGAACGTGCCAGAAGCCGAATTTGACGCACTGTTTGTCGAAGTGCTTGCGTGCCGTATCGCTTACGAGTGCGTTGAACTGGTGACGCAATCGAACACAAAGAAAAGCGACGTCATGGCGCTGTACAACTCGGCAGTGACAGACGCGGGGCGCACAAACGCGTACACTATCGGCGCGGAAGACAACACGAGCGACGACGGCGTTTACTCGTTCCTTACCGCGAGGTACTAAACCGTGGCCAAAGCGTCCCCGGCAGTCCGTTCCTTCAACGCGGGAGAGTTCAGCGACCTCATGGGCGGCAGGCCCGATCTGGACAGGTACGCGGCGTCTGCCAAAGCGATGCTGAACTACGTCGCCGCGCCGCAAGGTCCAGCTATCGGACGATCCGGCACGATGCTTCTAAACGACGCGGCGCGCCACGCGGAGTACTCGCGGCTTGTGCCGTTCGTGTATTCGACAGAGGAAGCGCGCGTACTAGAGTTCGCGAGTGACCGGGTGCGCTTCTACAGCGAAGCTGGCGGCTTGCAGACGTACGCACCCGTGGCGATGACGATTACGTCACTGCCCGGCTTTCCTATCGTTTGCAATTCAGCAACGTTGGCCGCTGCGGTCGGCGACGACGTGGTGTTGAACGTTTCGGTGGCGAGTGGGCTTGCTGGCGTTCCGCTGCGCGTCGTCACAAAGGTAGGCAACAACTACACGCTGGAAAGTAGTTGGCCCGCGACAGTCGCTATAAGCGCCGGGACGGTTGCGCGCGTTTACCACGTCGCTTGTTCATACACGGAAGCGCAGCGGCGCGAACTCGTTGCGCTGCAAAGCGTGAACGTGTTGTATTTGTTTTCCACTACGCGCACGAAAAAGATATCGCGTTTTGCCGATTACGACTGGCGGCTGGAAGACGTGCAATTCGTTGACGGCCCGTACATGCCCACGAACGCCACGCCGACGCGGCTGACGCCTTCGGCGACGGGCAACGCTATCGCAGTAATGTCGAGTAACGCGGGTGGGCCTGACACGTGTTCGGCGTCGTCGGAACGCCCCGCCATCGCCGGTACTCTGGCCACGCCTGTTCAATTCCTGCAGCGCAACATCGGCTACACCCTTGCTATCGGAACCGCGTTCCGTGCGTTCGATAACGACGAAGACACGTATTGGGCTTCGGCAGAACAACAAAAGGGTATTCTTGAAGTAACGCCCGCCGTGGCGTTCGCCGCCGACGGCTACACAATACACATCGCGCGCGACAATCAAGACGCGTCATACGCGGCGAAAGACTACGCGCCGTCAAAGTTCACTTTCGAAGGATGGAACGGTTCGGCGTGGGTGGAACTGGACCGGCAAGACGAATTTGTGCTGTACGACGGATACAAGTCACCTTTCATTCCGATTGCGAACACGACTGTCTATTCTAAGTACCGGCTGAACGTGCGCGCGTGCTTGCGTAACGGCTTGATTGAAACGCGGGTGGCACGCCTTGTTATTCGCAAGGCGAACACAACGTTTAACCTTACGGCAGACGCGACGACGGGTATCAACAACGACGTTGGGTTCTTGTCAACCGACGTGGGGCGTCTGGTGCGTATTCGCGGTACTGACGGCGCTTGGCGCGAATGCCGCATTACGACGGTCGTGTCCACGACGGTTATTACGGTCGCGCTGCTTGGCGAGCCTTTAGTGTCGCTTACGCCAATCCGCGAATGGCGGCTTGGCTACTGGTCGAACACGACAGGGTGGCCGAACACTGCAGAATGGTCCGAAGACAGATTGTGGTGCGCCGGTTCCGAAAGCTTCCCTGATCTGGTGTCGGGGTCCGTGACCGGCGCGTACGAAACGTTCAGCCAAACGGACAGCCAAGGTGTCGTGCTGGACGACAGCGCGATGGCGTTTCGACTGAACTCGCGTAAGCTGTCACGCGTGCGCTGGCTAAGTGCGGACGACAAAGGGCTGCTTATCGGAACCGGTTCCGAAGAATACAGCTTGAAGGGCAAAGGCGGCGACGCGCTTACTGCGCGCAATCCAGACGCGCGCCGGCCACTCGCCGGGGCAGCGATTTTGTCGAACCTGTTCGTATCGACAGCCAATTGCTGTACGTGCAGCGCGGTGGCCGACAAGTGCGGGAATTTGCTTTCGTGTACGAAGCGGACAACTACCGTTCGCCGTCTATGTCGCAACTCGCGACGCACATCGGTGCGGTTCCTTTCAAGGAAATGGCGTATGCACAAGAGCCGTACAGTATCGTGTGGATGCGGCGCGAAGACGGAACAGTTGTTGGGCTGACGTACAACCGTGACGAAGGCGTGGTTGGCTGGCACCGACACGACTTCGGCGGTTACGTCGAAAGCATAGCGGTACTGCCTCAAGCGGACGGACTGCAAGACGCGCTTTGGCTTGTGGTGCGGCGTACGATTAACGGCGTAGAACGCCGCTTTGTCGAGCGCTTGACGCGCTTTGGGACTTTGACACGCAAATCGAAGACGCGCATTTTGTAGACTGCGCGCTGCGCTACAGCGGCGCGGAAACCGACACGATAACGGGGCTGCACCATCTTGAAGGCGAAGACGTGTACGGGCTGGCGGACGTAAAGCCGGTAGGTCCGCTAACCGTCACAAACGGTACGGTAACTTTGCCGTTCAGCGCCACAGACGTAATCCTTGGCCTTGGCTTCGACGCGTACGTTGAACTGCAGCGGCTGGAAGCCGGGGCGGCTGACGGAACGGCGCAAGGAAAGACAAAGCGTGTACACTCCATTGCCGCGCACGTATGGCGCAGCTACGGCGGGGAAGTCGGCGTGTACAACCACGAGCGCGGCGAGTACATTATGGACCCGCTTAAGTACGAGACGCGTACAGGGAAATCGAGACCCGTCTTTGTTCACCGGGGTACTGCAGCCCGTCATCGCCGCGCCGGGTTATGATCTTGACGGACTGGTGCGCTTTATGCGACCAAAGCACACGCCTTTGCCCTTAACATAGCGGCCATCCTGCCGCAGCTACACACGCAAGACAGATGACCGTCGAGTTCACCCTTTCCGCGCTGCGCACCTTCAATACCTCGTGCCGCAGCTTGCGCAAAGGCGGGACCACGAGGCGTTGCTAGGGTCGGGGCCGCGCACCTTCTGGAAGGGCCGGTAGCCCTTACGGCATGGCACGAAAGCAAGTGCTTGGGCATGGCCGGGCTGATCCCGGTCCACACTCACCGGGCGCTTGCATGGATGCTGTTGTCAGGGCAGGCCGGGGAGCATATGCTAACGATAGGTCGCAAGGTTAAACGGGTGCTGGCGGTCGCGCCCTATCGACGGGTGGAAATCACGGTGGCCGCTGACTTTATCGACGGACAGCGCTTTGCGTTGCTAGTCGGAGCGACGCTTGAAACGCCGAAGCCTATGCGTGCGTACGGACCCGACGGTAACGACGAATACATGTACGCGATAGTGAGGGAATGACATGGCAGTACTAGCCCCACTCGCGACAGCTTTCTCTATCGGCGGCGCTGTTCTTGGCGCGGTCGGTACGTATCAGAGTATGCAGGCGAGCGCGGCGGCAGCGGAATACAGCGCGAAAGTCGCTGAACGCGATATCGTCGTGGCGGATCAAAACCGCAAAGCGGCTATGGAACAGTCGCGTATCGCCGCCGAAGACAAGCGCCGCGAAAGCCGTCGTATCATGGCGTCTATACGTGCGTCGTACGGAGCGTCTGGCGTGGAACTCGCGGGTTCGCCGCTTGACGTTCTTACAGACACCGCGACCGAACAGGAAACGGACGCCCGCCGTATCGAGTACGAAGGCAAAATCCGTGGCCGGGAAGGCGCTTTGCAAATGCTTGGACTTAGCGAAAGCGCAACGCTGTCGCGTGCCGAAGCCCAGTCTGCCCGGCGCGGCGCTGCCACTTGCCGCGCTGGGGCAGGGTCTTAGCTGGCATGGGTACGTATCTGCAAAGGACAGCATAATGGCGCGTATCCCGACTATCACGACGGAAATCGACCCGCGCACCGGGCGGACAAACCAAGGCGTCCCGACGGCCCCGGTCAGCGCTGACGCGTTCGGCGCGCCGCAAGCGCGTGCACTGGCCATGCTTGGCGGCGGTTTGCAAGACGCGGGTGCGGGCATACAGGCGCGCGTAGACGCCAAACGCGAGGAAGACGTGGCGAACCGTGTAGCGCAGGCTGATTTTACGTCGCGTGAACTGGCGCTGCGGAACGAGGTCGGACCCGACGGGGCAGGCTATCAAGAGCGCGTGCTTTCCGAGTTTGACACGTGGGTCGAGGAAGAAGCCGACAAGATCGAAGATGACAAGACACGCGCGGAATTTAAGCGCCGCATGGCGGGGCAGCGCAACAACGTGTCTTCGCGGTCGGCGACGTACGAGTTTGGGATTGCGGCGGAACATTCGACAAACGAATTGAACACGTCGCTTGTCGGTCTTGACAACCGCATAAGGCTGCAGCCGGATCAATACGACGAACTGGTACAGCAAGGTATCGACGTTATCAACGCGAACGGCAACATTCCGGCCACGGCAAAAGCGGCGGCTGCAACAAGCTGGTCGCAGAAAGCGGCGAAGACGTACTTCGAAGGACGGCTTGAAAGCGCGACAGACGTGCACGACGTTGATGCGATTATCAGCGACTTGCAGAACGAGGATTGGGCGGGTAAGCTGTCAAGCGAAGGCTTGGAAAGTCTGCAAGGAAACGCAAAGTCAGCGCGTAGTGCAATCGCGACAAAAGCGGATGCAGATGCGCGCGCCGCCGTTGAGTTTCTTGAAGGTCGCGCAACCGACGTGACGATGTTGTTGCCGGATGAAGAAATCCAAGCGGCGCAATCGCTTGTGGACAAATCCGAAAACCCGGTCACGCAAGCACGTATGGCGCGTATCGCGCGTGACCAAGAAATCATTCGTTCGACACGCGGACTTCCCTTAGACCAACAGCGCGCCATCATTGAAGGGAACAAAGACAGCGGCGCGGTGGCCGGTCTGCCGCAACGCGTCGTCACCGCTATCGACAACGCGGCCACGGCGTACGGTATCCCGGCGACGTATCTCGCGGGTATGGTGGGGCGTGAGTACGGCAGTCAGTTGAAAGCTGACGAAAACGGCAATATCGACTACAACGTCAAGAACTTGGCGGGCGCGTCCAGCGCGCAGGGCGTAGGCCAAATCGTTGACGGAACGATGCTGGCGCTTGGCCGCAATCCTTCTAACGTCGCCGTCGTCAAGTCGATTACGGGTATCGACATGTCGGCGCTGTCAGACGCCGAACTGTTGGAGTTGCGCGGGAACCCCGACGTTTCAATTCTTCTGTCAGCGGCGTACGCGGCAGAGAACGCGAATATCATTCGCAACGTCACCGGTCGCGAACCGACTGACGGCGAAATGTACATGGCGCATTTCTTGGGCGGCGGCGGGGTGACGACGCTGCTTAAGGGAATGGCGGCTGATCCGAACCAATCGGCGGCTGAACTCTTGCCGCAAGCGGCGTCGGCCAATCCGAGCGAGTTCTATTTGCCGAACGGGCAGGCGCTTACGCTGCAACAACTGTACAACAAGCTTGGCGGTCGGTTCGGTGGCGGAACGACGTACGTTGCGTACGCCGACAACCAGACGCGCGAAGCCGTCGTGAAACGAGACGGAAACCGCGCTGAAAGACAACCCCATGGGGTTCGCGGCGGGTGTGGGCAACACCATGCTTTCCGATATCATGACGCCGGAAGGTATGGCGCAGCGTGGCCGCGAAGCGCGGTCGGTCGCGGATTACTACAGCATTCCGCAAGGCGACATGAAACCGTTCACGCCTGACGAAGCGTCGGCGCTGTCAAAGCAACTGCAGGAAGGCACCGCCGATGAAGTCTTGGCGGTGCTGCAGCAAGTGCAGAACATGGGCGGCGGCATGGCCCAAGCGGCGATGAAGCAACTTGGGCAAACGGACCCGACGTACGCGTACGCGGGTGGACTTGCGCTTAAGGCAGGTGCGCAGGATACCGCGTCAGATATCGTGCGCGGACAGAAGCGCATTGACGAAAACCCCGATATTATGAAAGGCGTCGGCGCGAGCGACACGGAACTCGCGAACGCTTTTACGACAGCAACGGGGAATGCGCTGTTTGACGTAGCGCCAGCGCAGCGTCAATCTATCTTCAACGCGGCTATTGCACACTACGTTGAAACTGCGGTTGCCCGTGGCCAAAGTACATTTGACCAAGACATGTTCGCGGCGAGTGTGGACAAGGTGCTTGGCGGGCGCGGCGACAGCCCGGCTATCGGCGTGGTGAACGGCGAAAAGACGACGCTTCCGCCCGGCGTAAGTGGCGAACTTATCGAAGAAGCTTTCGGCGTTATGGAAGTGCAGGACTGGACGGCGCTTTCGGAAACGCGCACGCCGCCGCGCTATGTTGACGGTACAATCGCGGACCCGCGCGACTTGCAGGACGAAGCTACACTTCGCGCAGTTGGCGGTGGGCGGTACAAAGTGGCGCTTGACGACGGCACGTTCCTTGTTACCGGCAACCCTGCGGCAAACGGGCGCATGGAAGCGTTCATTCTCGTGCCGACGAAGGAAGGTATTGACCGCGTACTGACGGCCAAGCAAACGCAAATGGATCAAAAGCAAGCGGAAGACGCGGCTAAAGCGGAAGCGCTTCGCTTGGCCCCGCCCGGCGCGCCGCCGAAGTCGCCGGAAGGACGGGCGCAACAAGCCGCTGACGTCGCCGCCGCACTGGCCGATGAAACACTGACTGCAGAAGAACTGTCGGCGCTTGAACAGAAGTACGGCTTTTCGTGGGCGTACGACGACGCGGGTAACAGGGTGGTGCCGTGACGATACTTGGCGACGTAAATCAGGACGCGACTTCCGTCACGGTCGAAAGCGCCGCGCTTGGACCGCTTGTCGGCTTTTGGGCGTCTTACGAAGCTTCGGTTGACGCGCAGCGCAAGACGAGTTCGCTGTACGGCTTGGAGTACGCATTCTACGAACAAGACTACAAGCAGGCAGAAGTACTGCGCAAAGCTGGCATTGACGACGTACCTTACCTGAACACGACAGACGCCGCGCTGTCGGATGCGTTTGACTACGATATGGGCGGGGTGTATGCTGGCGCGGCGCGCGTCGCGCGCGACAGGTACGTGGACCCTGAAACGGCTGCACGTGTGGCGGAGTACGACAAACGGATCACTGAAATACAGCGCACACGTCCCGATTTACACTTGTACACGTCGAAACAAATGTTCGAAGTCGTTGCGCGCGACGCACGCAACGCTGAAATTCTGGACCAAACGCAACGGCGTACGTGGGGTGGTTCGTTCGGTTCGTTCATCGGCGCGGTGAAAGCGTCAGTCGAACCGACTACCGACCCGCTGAACTTCGCCACGTTGGGTATTGGCGGCGCGGGCAAGACGGCGCTGCAGCGCATTCTTATGCAGTCGGGGTCGCAAGGCGCAATCGAAGCGATCAACCAGTTTACCGGCGTGCAGGAAAGCCGTGATCTTATGGGCCTGTCGAGCGGGTGGCAGGACGCCCTCACGCGGGTAGGGGCGCTGCGGTCGCGGGTGGCGTAATCCAAGCGGGGGCGAGGTGCTGGCCTATGGAAGCCGCAGGTTCTTCCGGTCCACGCCAAGCGATCCGCCGCCCAAGGTTACGGACGTCGTAGGCGAACCGTCTGAACGGCTTGCACTGCCGCCGCCCGATCAGCTTAAGGTCGAGGCGGGAGCGGCCCGTCTGGAAGCGGACCCTTCTGCGCATATCGACTATCTGGCGGACGTCGCGCCCCTGTCCGGTATCCGGGTGGGTAAGGCCAGAACTGTTGCCGATCTTAACGAAATAACGGGTGTTCTGGATAAGTGGGATGCCCCGCCGCCCGCGTTCGTCAAGCCACGCACCGATGCGGCGACGTACACGCCCGACACGGCGAACCCACAGGTTGACGTATCGGCAGCGTTGAACAACAACCGTCTTTACCAAGCTGCGCGTGCGGCAGACGAACCGGCGTTCATGCGCTACGAAAAGCTATTGGAGCGTAAAGAAACGTTCCGCCGCTGGATTGAAGAACTCGGGCAGGGCCGGGCCAAGGACGTCGATACGACGCTTGAAGCGATTGACAAGCGTATCGCTGCGCTAGAAGCGCGGCGGCGTTCGGTGCAAGGCATTAAGAACAAGACGAATATCAAAGCCGAAATCGCAGAAGCGCGTGCCGACAAAGCGAAGCTGTTGGAAGCCGCGAAGACAAAGAGACACCAGACATTACAGCGGTGCGCAAAGAACTCGCCAAAGCTGACGAACAGATGCGCGACCTTGCGCCGCTTATCGGGCGTGCGTACGCAAAAGCGCGTGGCGAATGGGCACCTGACACGGCGCTTATGGACGAAGTTTGGAACGCGTACAAAGCGGGGCGGACGGAAGTCAACGCACCTGTAAAAGACGCGTTGCCGGATTACGACACCGCTGTTGCCTTGGCCGACCGGTCCCCTGTCATGCGCCGCGCCCGACCGGATCAAACAGGAATGACTTCCGCCGAAACTGCACAGCGCGTATTGGCAGAAGAAGCCAAAGTGTTTGACGAAGGTTTGGAAGCGTTTCGCCAAACAATGAAAAGCGCGCTTGGCGAAACGGCAGACAACACGCTCACTGTAGGCAACCATAAGTTTTCGCTTGACGACAGGCTGTTTGTTGAACTTGACGACGGCACCGCCAAAGAAATGTCAGTGCGCGAAATGATCGAAACGAACCGCAACAGCGAAACAGAACTAGAGGCGATTACAACATGTTCGATGCCGCGTCGTTCGTAACTTGCATTCGTGACGGCTTGAAAGCGCGGGGCTTCGGCCACAAGCGTATCAAGGAAATCACTGACGAATTTCAAGACCGCATGAAAGCGCACCAAGCCGACGGCAAGGACCCCGGCGCGGCTGGCATGTTTGCGATGAAAGAGGTATTCGAAAACATATCGCGCGAGGCGCAAGAACGCGCTAAACGTAGCGCAAAGATGCTGGCTATCCAAGCTGAAAACATCGCGCGTGTACAGCAAGGCGCAGACGCGCCAGTGTCCAAGTTTCTTATGGACGGCAAACGCGGTTCCAAAGGTACGGCGGTGGCCCGCGCCGCTGTGTCTTTGATTGAACACGATCCGCGCTTTTCCGGCCTTTCGTACACGACGAACAAAGATACAATCCGGGGCAACTTTATGCGCTTTTCAACGACACACTGAAACGGTCGGCAAAGGCGCATTCGGTCGGCAAAAGGTAAAGCGCACCTTCCGAACATTGTACGCGAAGTGGCGGGCGAGGCTACGGGCGACGCGAGCGCCAAAGCTGTAGCCGACGCTTGGCTAAAAATCGCTGATCTGGCCGTGGACATGTTCAACGCGGCGGGCGGAACCATGAGCAAGCTTTCGCGCTACATGCCGCAGTCAATGAACGCCGTGCGCGTCGCGAAAGGCGGGCGCGAAGCGTTCGTAAAGATGCACCTTGACCAATTGGATTGGAACAAGACGCGGTGGCCTGACGGCAAGATGATCGAACCGAAAGACCGCGCGGCGGTGCTTGGCAAAGTGTTCGACACTCTTGTTTCTGACGGCGCGTCAAAGATTGACGCAACGGCGTTTCGCGGTCGCGGGCGGGCTGTCGGAAACATGATCGACAATCATCGCTTTATGCACTACAAGAACGCCGACGCTTGGTTGCAAGCGCACGAGGCGTACGGCGACGGCAATCCGTTTGAAGTCATGGTGCGCCATATCGAAGACATGTCGCACAAGATTGCGTTGATTGAAACGTTCGGGCCGAACCCCGAAATGACTGCGATGAACCTGCAGTCAATCGTACGCAAAGAAGCTTCGAAATATGGCGGGCAAGAACTTGCGCACGCCGAAGCAATCTTGAAAAACAAATTCGAACCCATGTTCGAAACGGCGACGCGTCAAAATCCAATGGACCCGCACAGCGCGTTCGGCGCGCTGGTAACAGGCACGTCGAACATTCTCACCGCCGCGCAACTCGGAAGTGCGTCGTTTCTCGCCATACCCGGCGACTTTATGCAAACCGTGGCAACACGTGCTTTGAACAACATGGGGCTTTTCGGCGGCGTGTCCACCTACCTTAAATCATTGGTGGCCGACCCGCTACGTTCCCTTGCGACGGGGAAAGACTTTCAGCGCGTCATCGCGAACCAAAGCGGCTTTGTAATGGATCAAGCTGTTATGGCGACTTACGCCGCGTCGCGCTGGACGGGTGTAGCGACCGTCGGTCCCGCCGCGTCGCGCCACTTGTCTGAAACGACTATGCGTCTTTCGCTTATGGCGGGCCATACGCGCGCCGCGCGCTGGTCGGTACAATCGGAGTTCATGGGGCTGTTGCACCGGTCGCGCGACATGACGTTTGACCAACTGCCGTTCAACCGCGTTATGGAGCGCTACGGCATTACGGCAGACGAATGGGATGCGCTGCGCAAAGCGGTACAGCCGTGGGAACCGCGCAAAGGTGTGCAGTTCATGCGGCCAATCGACGTGCTGAAAACGGACATGCCGAACCGCGACGCTTTGTTCCGCAAGTTCCAAGGCATGATCTACGACGAAGCGAAGACGATGGTTCCCGAAAGCACGATTGAAGGCGGTGTTGCGCTGAAAAGCACGACACGCCCCGATACGCTGGCCGGGGCGCTGTTGTATTCGTTCAGCATGTACAAGAACTTCCCGATATCGTTCATGATGATCTATGGGCGGCTTGGCATGATGTCGCCGTCGGTCAAAGGCCGCGTCGCGTTCTACGCTGGCTTAGGGGCGGGCATGACGTTGGTGGGGGCCTTGGGAACTCAACTGCGCGAACTATCGCGGGGCCGTGACCCCCTGCCGATGGACAGCCCTGAATTTCTAGGCAAGGCGTTCTTGTCTGGCGGGGCGTTGTCGATTTGGGGCGACTTTCTGTTTACCGGGGTAAACGAGTTCGGGGCGGGACCGCAGGACGTGGCCGCAGGGCCGCTTGTGCAGTTCCTTGGCGACACGACGGACCTTCTGCTTGGCGACACCTTCGAGTTCGCCAACACGCTTGGCAGCTTGTCCGACGGCCAGTTTGAAGGTAAGTTCCCGCAAAGGCCGTCGAGTTCGCACGCCGGTACACGCCCGGTACGTCTATCTGGTGGGCGCGTCTTATGCTTGAGCGTCAAGTGTTCGACCGCCTGCAGGAAATCGCGGACCCGAAAGCGTATTCGAAGTGGAAGCGGCGACAGACGAACCAGAAGAAAGAACGTGGCAATGAATATTGGTGGGCACCGGGGCAAGACGCACCTAGCCGCGCACCGCAATTCGGGGGATAAGCAATGGCAATCGCGACAGAACAGGTAGCGCAACAGGCGTTGGATATCGTTGCGGGCGTGCCGATCCCGGTCAACTTCCCCGCGTTCGAGGTCGAAGACGTCGTTGTGTACTACGGCAAAGAAAGCCTTATCGCCGTATACAACACCGACTACACGGTGGCGCTTGACACGGTGAACTTCAACACGTTTACGGTAACGCCAACCGCGTCGCTGTTGACAAAAATCAACAACCTGATTGCGGCGGACCCGACGGAGACGAACCGTATCGTCATCCGACGTGTCATGGACTTTCTGACGGTGACGTCGGAAGGCGCGGTGCGCGACCTACGCTTTCTGTCCCGTGAGTTCGACAGAACAGCGATGCGTTTTTTCGCAGCAAGGCGAACAGCTTCAACGCGCTATCAAGCTGTCGCCGAAGAACGTCGATCAAGACCCGCAGATTGAAGAACTTATCGAAGACACGACGCTGTTGTACAAGAACGGCAAGATCGTGGCCGGGCCGACCGGGCAGGACGTCGCGAACGCACAGGCCAACGCCGCGATTGCGTTGACGAAAGCGACCGAGGCGAGCAATTCGGCCACGGCAGCGGCAGGTTCCGCGCAACTTGCAAACGATTGGGCGCAAAAGGCCGAAAACGTTCCGGTTGTCGCCGGGCAGTTTTCCGCGCTGCACCACGCAGCAAAGGCACTGGCGAGTGCAGCTGCGGCGGCGGCGAGTGCGGCGTCCGCTGACTTCAAGAACTTCGGCTACGGCATTACCGGCAACGCGCCGCTGATTGCCAATCTAGACACGGCGGGGCTGGCGTCGGGTATCTATCGTTTCGACGGCACGACGCTTGGAACCTTCCCGGCTGGTGTAGTCGCGGCTGACACTGGCATCGTGATTATCGACCGGATGGACGCCGACGACGAGCGCATGTCGCTGTTCCATGCTACGAGCGAAATTGTACATTCTAGGCGGCGCGTAGCGGGAGCGCTGCAATCGTGGGTCGTGCGCGGTAGCGGGCTGGCGTCTCAAGCACTGGCACGAAGCAGGGGCCGACAACGCTTCGTTCATGTCGTCGCTGCGGACGAAACAGCAGCTTGACGCGAGGCTGGCGACGCAGGCCGAAGCCGAAGCCGGAACGGACAACACCAAGCTTATGACGCCGCTGATGGCAGAGCAGCACATGACGGCAAACAGCCTCGGGTGGGGTCAGACTTGGCAGAGTGTGAGCGGTTCTAGGGTTATCGGAACCAGCTACCAGAACACGACCGGGCGACCGATTGTCATCGCGCCAAGGGCGTCGACTGCAGGTGCTTCAAATCTGGTAATTGAGGTTTCGCTAAATAACTCGACTTGGGTCGTGGTGGCAAGTAACGCTCACAACGTAGGGTCCTCTTGGACAGACGCCACCGTGTGCGGAACGGTCGTTGTCCCGAATGGGGTTTACTATCGGTTCAGGCTTGTTAGTGGGTCTGGGACGCTAACTGGATGGACGGAACTTCGCTAATGGAAGGAACTTCGCCAATGGAAGTAGGTTTTTATCACCCGCAACGTGGCTACTGGCAGGCTGTCGGAGGTGCGTCTAGCGCGGTTCGGGCCTCGTACCTCGAGGGAACGACCGAAGTCCCTTTGAGGCCGGGGGCGGGTTTTGAGTGGATTGGTGGTAAGTGGCAGGCAACACCGCCCATGCCGTCACCCGTTCCGCAAGAACTCTCCTTCGCGCAGCTTCTTATCGGGCTTGTCGCCGAGGGATGGATCACTGAGACAGAGGGCGACGCGTGGGCGAACCGGCAACTGCCCGCTGCGGTCAACGCGCTTATCGCTGGCCTGCCGCAAGCGCAGCGTTTCGCGGCGCGTACCAAGGCCAAACTGCCGTCCGTCGTGCTTCGCAACGATGCGCTTGTCGTCGCACTCGCCGCGCAGCAAGGCAAAACGGCTGAACAGCTTGACGACTTTTTCCGCAAATACGCCGATATGTGAGGAACGCATCATGTCGTTATGGAACTGGATCAAGTCGCTGTTCAACACGCCCGCGAAGAAAGTGACTGGCGCGGCGGGGGCCGTGCTTATCGCCACGGCGGCTTTCGTCGGGCCGTGGGAAGGGCTGCGCACCGACGCGTATCTTGACCGCATTGCGTCGCCGCCCGTGTGGACGGTGTGCTACGGCGAGACGAAGGGCGTCGGGCCGGGCGACAGCTACACCGCAAGCGAGTGCCAAGACATGCTGGCGCGGTCCTTGAAGGGCTACAGAGACGGGCTGACGGCGTGCATTCCGTCGCTTCCGGCGCAGCCGCAGGGCGTACAGGTGGCCTTGACGTCGTGGACCTACAACGTCGGCATCGGGGCGGCTTGCCGGTCCACACTCGCCAGCGGGCCAACGCTGGCGACTGGCGCGCCGCGTGCACCGAACTCCTGAAATGGGATAAGGCGGGCGGAAAGGTCATCCGGGGTTGACTAACCGCAGGCAGGCGGAGTATCGCTTGTGTACGTCTTCGCTATAACGAAAGGAAGCGCCGTGATCACCAGTATCCTTACCAACGTGTTCGTGCGACTGGCGATCTACGCCGCGTCGTCCGTGCCCGGCCTGTTCGCCGCATGGGGCATCGGCTGGATCAACGTGGCCTTCGACGGTTCCGACTGGCTGACGATCCAGTTCAGCTTGCAGGGCATCGCGGCCATGCTGGCGTCCACGGTGGGCCTGACTGGCGGTATCTTCGCCAAGTTCGGCACGCGGTAGGCTATCCGATGGAAGTCGCCGAACTCGCCGCCCTCGCGGGCGGTGTCATCGGTCTGCTAACCGTTGTCGGCGGTGTCATCGCCCGCGACCGATCATTGATCGGTACGTTTACCGCCATGGTGAACCAAGCGCGCGACGAAGCCGACAAAGAAGCCAAGGCCCTGCACGAGCGCATCAACCGCGTTCGTGACGAATACAGCAAACGCACCGATCTTGACGCACACGTGCAACAGATGAACGTCGCGCTTCAAGGGCTGGCAGCGGAAGTGCGTACGCACACGCAGCAGTCGAACACACGACTTGACAATCTCGTTGCCGTACTGGTGGAGCGCGCTAAGAGCGGGTGAACTGGTACGGCAACGTAGCAACGTGTATCTCGAATATACGTTTCGTCGTACGCGTCCGTTCCGCTTCCCGATCTTCCTTCCGCCAAGCTTCGATCATACGGGCGCTGCGCCCGGCCAGTTCGTACTTGTCGTATATGACTGGCGTTTCAATCTGTGCCATAACCAGATCGTACAGGACAGCACCGCGCATGGCGCGCCTGTTGTTGAACTTCTGACGGCACGCCGCCCCGCAGAAGTCTTTGCCGTAGCCCTTGGCCGTGAAGTTCGCACCGCACTCTAGGCACTCTGTCGTGACCCGCATGGCTAGTGCATCTTCATTGTCGTTCGAATCGACGCCGGAAGTTCTGCGGCTTCGACCGGGTGTTCAAACGCTTCGAATGATATAAGTCCGCCAGAACTCGCTCAACTTTTCGGCTTCGCCGTTGATCATGTCCAGTACAGCGCGTGTACTCGCCGCGCGATTTGTAAACTCGTACGCCAGCGTCACGTCGGTCGTCAACGTGCTGTCTTCGGTAAGCCAGAAACACGTCCCGACTTTATCGGTGCGGTGTACGTGTACGAGAAATCTTTTGGACATGTCGTCATTCCATTACTATGACTAGCGACGCTTTCGCACCCTCGCCCTCACGGCGCGCGTGCAGCGTTCGTCCTTTCACTTCTACCGCAGTTGCGAACAGTCCTTCAAGCCTTTTCTTCACGTCGGCGTCAGTCTTGTTGGCGTACAGCGGTTCGTTCGTCTTCACCACGGCCACGGCTTGACTTATCGTCATCGTAGCTTGTCCGTTAGCGGTCATTGTATCCATGAGGATATCCGCAAGACGTATCCGTATCTGTCCGGTACTCTTGGCCATTGTGGCAGGGCGCAGCACGCCCACGGCGTCGCCGTTCGTCAGTTGCACAGTCTCGCGTTTGAACCACGACGCCTTGTTGGACGCCAGCGCCAAGTTCATCTTGGCGTCGTCAAGACGAACCCACAAGCCTCGTTCGGCGTCCTGCATACCGTATTCCTCGCAATCTTCGTTGCGTCGCGTTCATGAGTGTGTACGCGATACGAGACTTACGTACACGATACCGGACGCACCGCGAGCAATGTCCATGTTGCCTACGCGGTCCTCTTTGCTTCTGCCCGCCGCCTTTCGACGTGTGGTGCGCAATCAAGTTCGCTACGTTGCCTTCCTTAGCCGCGTGCTTGAATGTCTGCATGACAAAGTTCATGTGGACGTTGTTCCCTTCGTCCACTGGCGTGCATGTCAATCAAAGGGTCAGCGCCGAACATGCCGACGTCGGGGTCGGACAAGACTTCGATAAGCTGTCTGTACATCGCGTCGTTACGGTACGGCACGTGGCCTTGCGCCGCGACAAGCTTAAGGTCTATGTGGTCGGAAGATAGCAGCATGACGCGCGAGCGCACCACGTCAAAGTCCAGCTTGTACGCGATGCAAATCGCCAACAGGCGGCGTGTCTGTTCGTTCACGTCGTCTTCGCCGTTGTACACGACAGACTTGCACTGAACGCGCGTACGGTATCCGTTGAAGTCTAGCCCTAGCGCCAGATGCGCCGCAATGGCCAGCACAAGGGACGACTTGCCGACAGAACCGGGCGCGAGCAACAGGGTGTTTTCGTGCAGCATCAACAGCCGGTCAATCATCCAAGGCCGGGGCGGCAGTTGGGCCGGGGCGGTAGCGTTACCGAATACCGCTTGCACTTGGGCGAAGATAGACGGCGGGGGCTGAACGCTCACCGTGGCGAAGGTGACAGACGGGTCTAGGCGACCCATGTCCGCCGTGCCGTATGCTGCAGCGTTTTCGACCTTTCCCGCAACTCGTCTAATTGCCACTGGCGGCACACAACGCGGGTTGTAGTACTGCGCCATAAGACTGAACGCGGTATCGACCGACAAGGGCGAGTTCACGCGCACTAGGCGCGCGGCGGTGACAAAGGTTGTTTCGTCGCCCCGCTGGCCTTCTATCGCTGGCGGTGCGCTTTCAAGAAAGCGGATACCTGCCGTGACTGCGGCGGGCGTGTCGAGGGCTTCCGACACCGCACCTTCACGGCGCGAGTACGGCGGCTGCAATCTGCTTTCGACACTGTACGGAACCCATACCGGCGCAACGTCGCGTACGATTGTGTACGCTTTGCCGTCGATAGTTGATCCCGGCGCGACCGCGAACCCGTTGTGGCTGCGGATATCGACGGCGTTACTGATAGAAATGTTTGCACTATCCGGGCCTTCGAAATAGCAGTGGTATCCGCCGCTAGTAGTTTGTACAACAAGCGTCTCGTACGTTCCACCGAGTTGCATGTATTCATTGTGTCCGTCCTTGCCGTCCTTCACGTCAACGTCAACGACAACCATGTCGTTGCACTTCGTGCCTATGTTGCAATCACGTTCAACGCCTGAAGTACGGGGTCCGTCCACATTTGGCGTATAGCGTTCGGGTCCGTCGTCGCGATAGACGGCCAGTCGTCGTACAAGGGTTCTTTACCGTTCGGCACAAGCGGGAACACGGGAAAGCCCCGCGCCAGGCTAAGTGCGGCCTGCAACTTGCTCATATCTCACCCGGCGCTATGCAATCTGTACGTTTGTTTTGTCTTGCCGGGGCGTATAACCATAGCGCCGTCAAGACGTTCGTTAAGCCGCTTGATGACCGGGCCAAGACCTTGCTGCATAAAGCGAACGCCGCCCGGTCGTTTGGCCATGTGGTCGGCTGTATTCTGCGTTTCGTACACGTGTCCGTAGATAAGGCGTATCTCTACGTCCACGTCTGGTTGGGCCGCGAGCAAGTCGAACAGCCTTGTTGCCTGTTTGGTAGCGGCCCCATTTGTCCCTCATTTAACGTACCGTGTGTCTTCCCACGCACTTACCGAAACTGGCAGGGTTTCGTACACCGGTTTCTTTTGCGACATGATTTGCGCGAACATCGCTTCTGTGTGGTAGTTCGAATGCAACGGCACTTCTGACAAGGAGTTCGTCGTGCACCGTGAGTATCAGCGTAAAGCCGTGTTGTTCTGCGCGAAACATCGCGTCTTTCATCAAGTCGCGTGCCGTGGCCTGCACGATATTCTCGCAAAGCAAACCGCCGTACAGGCTGTAACGCGTCCACTGGTGCGTGCGGCTGTCAATGCCCATGACCGTAACTTTACGACGTGTGCGCACGCAAAGTTCGTTCCGGTCGTTGTAGTATTCTTCGTCTTCCACCACGAGGCGCGGCGACGGGTAACACAACAGCCGACCGTCGGGCAGGATGCACCACAGGCAGCGCCCGTCGGAATAGTAGCCAATCAGTCGAGTGTGTTCGGGGTGGATCACATTCCCCGGCGCGGCTACGGCGGCGATAACAGCGTCACCGTAGTTCCACCAACGATTGAACGATTGCCGGATGCGCCGCGCGCCAGTTGTCCACAAGTATTTTAAGCGCGGTCCACTCGCGTTCAAACAGCCCGTACTTCGAAACGCCTTTGCGATGATACATCGCCGCCGTCTTATCCCACTGTTCGGGCGGCGCGGCGTTGTACACGGGCCAAGACAAATCGAACGGGTTGACGTTGTAGTTCGCGCCCATCGTAATGTACGCACCGATACTTCCTGGAAGCCTAGCGCGAGTTCTGCACCTTGCCGATTTGGCGCTTCGCCCTTTGCCTACGCTTTCCACGGACGCGTTGAAGGAACGCGCATACGCCAGCTTGTACAAGTCGGGTCCGGTTCCCGCGTCGTAGTCGCGGAATGCCTGCAGCTTCCATTCTTCGCCAGCAATCCAAGCGTTAACGCGCCCTCAATGTTAGAGAAGTCGCCGCCGACAAGCTTATGCCCCGGCGCGGCGATGAACATAGACCGTAGCGCCTTGGCGAGAATGTTCAGCGGTTCCAAGTCGCCGTACACCATGGCCAAGCCGTCGTATATGTCACGCGGCGAATTGCGCTGGTCGTTGATAAGCGTGTGCAGATACGCAATCTTTTCTTGCAGCGGCTTGTCGTCGGGGTCAACGCGCGGCAAGTTCTGCGGCTGCACCAAGCGGCCAGCCCAACGTCCCGTCGCCGCGCCATGGTAGTTAAGCATTCCACGGATGCGGTTGTCAGCGCACGTACATAGAAGCATCGCTTTGTACTTTGCGGTGCTTGTCTTCCATGCCGCTTGGCGCAGCCTGATTGCCTTAGACGCTTGGTCGTCGCCTTGGTTCTGCGCCAAAAACACAACGTCTTCTACTTCGCCTTTGGCGAGCGACGTACATTCGACGCCGCGCGCGTTTAGCCATGTAATGATCTTAGCGTCGTTTGTGCACTTAGCGACTTCGCGGTCTGTGATATCTCGCATAATGCGGTCGTTCTGCTTTTTCGCATATTCGACTACGCCTGCGCACCGCGCCACGGCGAACGCGTCTACGCACACGCCCCGGTCGTTAATCGTCTGGTCCAGTCGCCAAACGGCGAGTTCGTCGGCGGATAGCGGCGGCACGTTGGCGTCGGCAACGGTTTCGACTTCGACGTCTTGCGCGCAGTACGCCATCAAGTTCTGTATGTCTTGCGGTTCGTCCCACCACGTGATTGAACCGTCAGCGTTGAAGCGGCGGGGGCGCGCCATCTTCATCATAAGCTTGTGTCCCTCACCGTCTTTGCGCATGGACAGTTCCATGGCGTCGCCCAAACGGTCGAGCGATTGCGGGTGCCCGATTGCGGCGGCGCGCGCCATCGTACAGTCTTGCTGCAGAAATAAGCAGGGGTGGCCAGTGTGGACATATGCGGGCACGCACGACGCCGTTCCATATCGTGCGTTCAAACGCCGCGTTGTGCGCCACAACCTTACCGCCCGCCGCGACGTGCTGCGGCAAAGGCAAGGGGTCAGGCCAGCCGGGACGCCATTCGTTCATCAGCGCCGAAGTTTCCGATACGCCACTTAAAGCCCCACGGCCATGTCGTCATGTCTTCGGCGTATTTGTGTACGCCCGCCACACGCAAGTCTGTCACGCTGCGCGTTTCAAAGAATCGATATGTGCGGCGGGCACGCGTCTGTCATGTCGTCAGCCCATCAGTTCGTCGTATTCCTGCCACGACGTAAAGCCCTGCGGGACCGGGCCGCGCGACGGCTGGCCGGGCATGGCGTATCCCGGCTGCGGCTGGCCGGGCATAACTGGCGCACCCATCCCCACGTTACCGTACGCGGGACCGGGCTGCACGGGCGGCTGCAGCGTTGTGGGCGGCAAGCCCGGTTGCGGGGCGTAGGTGCCACCTGCAGGCGGGGGCATGAACCCCGCCCGGCCCCGGACGGGACTGCCCGGCTGCGCCGATCCTTGCGGCATGTGCGCGAGTGCCCCGGCGCTGATAACGGGCCGCTGGATAGCGCCTTTGACGCCGCCGAAGGTCTGGTTCGGGTCGGGCGCGCCGCCGCCGAACTTCGTATCGTCACCGATCAGCATGACGCTCTGCAGGCCGAACGCCACGCCTTTCTTGCGCGGGTCTTTGAACGCGTACGGCGACACTGAACAGATAGCCCACACGCCGGGGTACACCTTGCTTTCGTCCAGCACGGGGTTGCCCATCGTGTCCACGACGCCCGGCTTGTACTTGCTGGTACATGTCATGAACACGCACCCTGCGGTGAACCCGCCGAACTTCATCTTTTCGGCTTGGTCGCGGAACGGCGAGTGCAGGCCGTAGTACTGTCCGGTTTGCGCGTTGAAGTGGTCCGCGAACTCGCGCTGGCACACGGCGTAGTATTCTTCATAGAAGATGCGGAAGTCGGCCAGCGGCGTGAACAGAAGCGAAGCGCCGTACTTCGGGTTCTGGATTTGCGCCGTCGGTTGCGGAAGTTTGAACAGCGTGTCGAACGCCAAGCGAACCGGCCCGGTCAGGATATCGCCTGTCGGCTGTCCTGTCTTCTGGTCGATCACGCGTTGCACGGGGACGGCGGCAGCGGTTTGCTGTATCCACTGATCCCCCACGATACTGTCGCGGACAATGGTAGTCGTCATTCTTCTGTCTCCTGTACAGACTATTTAGGTGCGGGTAGTGCAGCGGCGTTGATCTGTGCAAAGGTGTTCTGTACGCTGTTCACCGCTGGTCTTTCGTCATCCTCGTCTAACAAGCGTGAGGGTGCCGGAAGTCTCTTTCAACGTCAGGAACGCGAACGACTGCCGCGCGTCTTCCGCCGCTTTCTTTTTCTGCCCGCGCCCTGCGCGCTTCTTGTACGCTTCCACGACAAGCTTTTCAGCCGTCGTGAGCGGCACAAGGTGCGGACGGAACATTTGTTTCAAGCGCCGGGTAAGCGTCGAACAGGTTGTACAGTTGCCAAACGCCGTCCGTCAGTTGCGGGTTCGCCTAGCAACGCGGCCAGCTTGTGCGCCACGTCGCGGTCCTCGCCGTAGTACTTGCGCTTCGGTGCAGCTTCGACAAGCTTCGCGCCGGGAATGTGGTGCCCTGCCCTGCGCCAGTTCGTAGCAGCGTTGATCCACTTCGTCCAGCCATTTACGCAACCGCCACGCGTTCGCGCGAACGTACGCAAGACGCTGCAGGTCCATCAAGGTGCGTTTCGGGCAGAGCCGCTATGCTGCAAGTCGCGTATCTGCGTAAAACTAGAGTTCGCTACTTGAAGCGCGCTTGCCTCTCTCGCCGGGCAAAACGCAACACGCGTCGCAAAAGCGGCACTGTTCTACGCCGGGCGTTAGCGGCGCGTCAGGCTTCGATAGCTTCTGCGATAACAGCGTCAAGTTCTTCCAGATATGACCCAAAGCGCGTAGCGCCGTTGTATCGTGTTCACGTATCGGCCCTAGCTTAACGTGGAACGCGCGCGGCTGCACGAATAACGAGCGTCACGTCTTCCAAGTCAGGCACGTCGGCCAGCAACCCGTACACTACGCCCGCGCCGTACTGTTTCAACTGGCGACAGTCGGCTTCCTTAGCGATACCCGCGCCGTGCTTGTAGTCGATCACCGCACGCTTTGCGCAGCGCCGGAACGTACAGCACAAAGTCAGCGAAGCCGTCCGCTTCGCCAACCGCGTTCGTCACCGGTACGGGTATTTCTTGCTTCGATGTACACAACCGCGTCGGGGTATTGGTCCCACAAGTCGTATATGTAGTTAAGCGCTGTATCAATCGACTAGGTAGAACTCGTTCGTGCCGTCGTCTAGATCAACGTCAAACAGACACGAGTAGTCGCGGTGCGCTTCGCGGGCGTCGCGTATGCGGTGCCGCAACGCCGCTTCAAGAACAGCGTGCGCGTTCGTTCCCTCAATCGCGTAGGTAGACGGCGGCGCTTGAGGAACGCGAGCCAACAGGTTAGATGATCCCAAGCAAAGCGCGTTGCGGTCAGCTTGGGATGCACTAAACCGTCGGTGTTCGCGTTCCTCTGCTCACGGTGCGTTACACCGCAAGCTGTTGCATCATGAACGGAATGTATTCGGCGGGCACGGACTGCGCGCCCGTGTAGCCGTATTCCGCCAGCTTGGCCTTCGCCGCCTTCGCGCTGTGCTTCGACGCGTACGCCTGCACTTGCGCAGCGAGCGCCGCGTGGTCCGCGACCGGCAGGTGCGGCGGGGCGACCGGAGCGGGCGCGGGGGCCAGGGCAGGTGCCATGGGCAGGAGCCGGGGCGGAGCCGGGGCGGGCCGGAGGCGGGAGCCAGTGGGCGCAGGGCGCGTAGCCAGGTGGGCGCAGGCGGTGCGCCATCGGCGGGGCGACCAGGCGCGGGTGCCGGCGGTGCAGCCATCGGCGGGGCGACCGGAGTGGGCGCGGCGGTGCCATGGGCGGTGCATCGGCGCGGGCGGCCATCGGTTGGGCCACCGGAACCGGGGCGTGCGGGCGACTTGGCCCGAGCCGCTGTTCGATCGATCGCCATCGCTGCGGCGACGTCGGCGGGGTTCGGTCGGGTCGAACAGGATTTGCATGGGAGTTACCTCTAGGTTGCGTAAACATGTTTTACTGCCGGGTCGTTAGACCGTCAAGGGGCTGGCAGTCATTGTGTGCCCCTCGATTTGTGCGATACTTGCCGTCTTATCGCGCACGATGCGGTTTACGGCAACATCAATCGAATTGGCCAGCGTTATGAAACGGGCGTGGACCGCCTGTTGCTGGCCGTATCTGTGTACACGCTTGATAGCTTGCGCGTTGCCTGCGGGCGACCAATCGCTTTCCAGCATGTCTATTTCATAAGACGTCGTGAGCGTAAGCCCGACACCAGCGACCTTTATGTTTCCCACGAACACGTGCGTATGCGGGTCGGTCATGAACAACCGCACGGCTTCCTGTCGGTCGCGTTCTGACCGTGTCGCCGTAGGCTGTCACAACGCCGTATCCGAACTTGCGCAGATAGTGTGCCACGTGCAACAGCGGTTCGGTGTGCCAGCAAAACACCACGCGCTTTCGTCGGCAGTGCGTCTAGTTCCGACTTCAACAGTTCGGCGTAAGGTACGGCTTTCGCCTTGCCTACGAGCCTACGTATCACCGCAATATGCTCGGCAGTCAGTTTGCTAAAGTCGCCGTCTTGGATAGCGGCGATAATTGCACCTTCAAGGTTCGGGTAGGCTTCCCACGCTTTTTGCAGGTCGATAGTGTTGCCTTCAAGAATGACTTCTTTCAGCCAAATGGGCGGCAACTGCATACCGACGTCGCCGTGCGTTCGCCGAATACTGTTGTTGTAGATTAGGCTTTGAAGCTGCGGTATCATGTCGGGCTTGACAAAGTGGCGCGCACTGTACGTCCCGACTTGACGTTCAAAGAACAGCTTCACAAACTGTTCAGGCGGCATGTCTATGGCGCGTGAAAATCGCAAGAAAGTATACACGTCCATCGGATCGTTTGACATGGGCGTGCCGGTTACGTGGTACGCGTGTTCAGCGAACAGCGATATACTGTCCATGCCGCCCGCTTCGTGCCCTAGTATGGCGCGCGTCCTGTTCGTTTCCGAGTTCTTCAAATAGTGCGCTTCGTCCATCGCGAGGAAGTCGATAAACTCGCCCTGCTTGACAAAATTCGGTGCCCACTTCGTCGCTTGTTCATACGACGTAATGAGTACATCAAAGCGGCCACGGGACCACGCGATGTAGTCGTGGATCGTGCGTCCTTTACACGCGGCGTTCAAGGGTGGCGAACCGCCTGAAGCTCGTTCATCCAGTTCTCGCGCAGCATGGCCGGGGCGATGATAAGGGCGCGCTTCGCCCCTAGCCGGTCCATCGCGCCTATCGTGGTAGCTGTCTTACCGATACCCATTTCGTCGTGCAGGCCGAAGCGTTCGCGCGTCGCCATGAGGTCGGCGGCTTTGGCTTGGTAGTCGAACAGGGGGAACTGTGCCATGCGCTGCCTCATTCGTAGCGTGCCATCCACTTGACGTTATACGACGGATCGTTCGTCGCGAACACTCGTTCAAGATAGCAGCCGTACAACGTGCACAAGTCACGCACAATTTCGCTGCGCTTGTATGCGTCCGCCGTTGAATACGGCGCTCGCTTAAAACGTACACTGTGCAACCGCATGATCCAGTCGCTTTCCTTGTCTTGACTTGCAGCATTACGGGCGGATGCGCGTAGCCGACAATCGTCAAGTGCACGTTTGCCGCCCGCGTTCAGTGTCGCGAGTTCAGCCGGGGTAAATTCCCACGCGCTTGTCATTACGGGCACGCCGTCCATTACTTCGTCGCGTATATGCAGCGTGAAGTATTCATCTTGGTTTTCGGCCATGCGGCGGGTCGTGCCCGCGATTGCGAGAGGTAACGGCATGTCAGTACCTCGTAGCGGGCATGTTGAACGGTCCGTAGCCAAGGTGGCGTGCGCGGAACTCGCCAAGAGCGACAAGGCGTCCCCGCATCGCTAGCATGGCGGTGTTCATACGTACAGGGTGCCCCATGTCGTCGGTCCAGTTGCCTTTTAGCATCTGCTCACACAGCGCCGCAATGGCGTCGCCGGTTTGGCTGATCAACCCGTCAAGTTCAGCTTTAAGTGTTTCGTCCATGTCAAGCCCCTGTATCAGCAGCGCGGTAGGCGAGCCGCAGTTCAACGCCCGGTGTCTGTTGCAGCGTCGGCAAGATGATATCCCCGCCGAACTTGGCGATCATGGCCGCTTCGGCGCGGTCGATCTTCTTACCGCCGTTCGGGCCGCGAAACTGGTGGCGGTCGTGCGGGAACAGTTCGTCAGCCCGAGCGAGGATTGCACTGTCGTCCGCCTTTGACTTGCCGGGTACATTGAGCATCTGTTTCCACGTACCGGGCGGCACTGTTTCAATGACGATCCCGCTGTAGAACGCCGCCATGTAGGTAATGCCCACGGTGTAGCCGAACGCGAAACCTGCCACGGCGCTTTGCCCGCCGCGCCCGCCGACGGCTTCCATGACCACAAGGTCAACGCCCATGAGTGCGTACACGTCGAACATATCCGCAATGGCCAGCGTGTCGATCCTTGGCCGCTTCTTCTTCCCGACGGTCTGATACCACAACGGGCAGTCAAGCACTTCGCTTGCCAAGCGCCGGGTGTTCGTATCGTACACCGCGAACGCGCCGTGCGCGCCGGGGTCAATGCCTAAAACCAAGGTCACGCATCACCTGTTCAATCTCTTGCGCCAGCGCCTTTTGCACGGTGCCCGGTCGCAGCGCGCGTTCGTCCGCGATCACGATTTCACTCGCGATGACGTGCAGGTAGAAGTGGCCCGGCGAGCCTTCGGGAACGTCGGGGTCAATCTCACACTTGCTGTACACGATAACGATAGGAAGCTGGATTTCCTTCGCCTTGCGTTCAAGCGCGGCGTACAGTCCGTCTTGAATGTTCGCGGGCCAGTCGTCAATCGTCCCGTCAAGCCAACCGCTGACACTGACGGCAAGGTCAAACGTGCGGATAGGTTTCGGCGACGGCATAAGCGTTTCGGTCATGGCGTGTGTCCTGATGTAAGAGACGCGACCCACGCATCCCATTCGTTGCGGTCGATAATCTGTGTATCCGTCGTGTCCTTGAACGGCGCTTCTGCGATCTTCTGCGCCACGGGGTCTTTGTATACCGGCGTAGGGTATACCGGCGCGGGGCGCAGGACCGGCTTGTTAACCGGCGCGCCGTTCTTGTCCACGACTAGCGCGCCGCCAGATGCCATGACGCCCCGCGCGTGTTCCAGTATGTAGTCGTCGGTGTAGCGCGCGACGCACAAATCACAGTAACGCACGCCGTACGCCATGTTCGGGGCGTGGCCGGTGCAGTCTTGCCCGCACATCGCACACTTCGTTTGCGGCGCGGGCTGACCGCCCATGTTCATACTCGGCGCTTTGCCCTTGATCTTCCCCCACACGATAGCCGCTAGGTCATCGCGTTCTTTCGTCATCGCGGCGAGTTCGGTGCGAAGCTTCTCTATCTCTAAATCACGTTCGTCCACGTGGCGATCCCTTCGGCTTTCTGGCCACCATCTGCGCGATGCGGGCGGCGCGTTTCGCCCTGTCTTTGTGCAGGGCTTTGGTAAGTTCCGTACGCACGGCTAGGATAAGCCCAAGCCGCCTGTCCACGTACTCGGACAGCTTCCACCATACTTCATCCCGGTCGATTTCCGCAAGCATGTGGCGCGGGTCCAGCAGCGGTTCCAAGTCGGCGTAGTCAACGCCTATGTTCGCCGCCAGCATCCGGGGCGGTTCGTCCAGCGCCTTGCATATGCGCCAAAGAAACGTGTCGCTACTCGTTATCTGTTCCGGCAGGCGGCGTGTCATTCGGCGGGCGCGTCCTCCGCTTAGGGCAGTAGTCTTCGGGCGCTTCGTCGCTGTCGCCCCTGATCCCGCACACGGCGCAGTACCACGAGCCGTCGCTGTATACCTTCGCCGCGCACGGAAAAGCCAAGGCTGTCATCCCCTGTTTACCTCGGCGATGACCCACGCCGCAAGCCCCATGATCGAAAACGCCAGAAGCCAAACGCCACGCGCGAAAGGATGCGCGTGAAGAATGAAGAACCCGGCGAAGCCGACAGCGCACAAGACGATGGACGCCAGCATGTATCGCGCGGTCACGCTCATTACGCGACCTCGGTGCGTTCGGTGCCGTCCAGCGTGGCCAAGGCGGCGAGCATCATGTTCGCCCGCGCCACGACTTCGCCCCGGATCAGCTTGTACTGTTCGGCGTCGGGAACGAACGGCGACTTGTTCTTGGCGTAGTTGACGAACGTCGAACGCGACACGCCAAGCTGTTCCGCCATGCCGGTTTCGCTCACGCCGCACGTCTTCAAGGCTTCCAGCACGGAACCGTCAAGCTGACCGGCCACGGGGGCGGCGGGTGCCTTCTGTGCGCGCGGCTGGCGCTTCGCCTTTTCAGGCCCGGCGTTGATAGCGGCAAGACGCGTCGTCAGTTCATCCGGTGCGTCGGAAAATTCCAGCGCGGCGATCTGCAAAACTTCGGCGTCTTGCATGTCGATCCCGAGACGCGACGCCGCCGACTGCACGAGCGTTTCGTCTTCCTCGTCAAAGATGGTCTGCATGTCTTCGTACACGACAAGCATGTCAAAGTTCGTGCCGATGCGTTGCTTGATCTTCACCAAGACTTCATCAAGGGAAAGGGCCATGTTTTCGGTGTCCTCGGATTGGGTCGCGTTGTACGTCGCGAGCGTGTTGAAGTCGGAAGAAACGATACCCGCACTCGCGAGTACCTGCGACGGCGTTTTGCCGGTCGTCAGGGTGCGCCAGATTTCCTTGGCCGCACTGGACGCCACACGCTGCGGGCCGTCGTCTTCCCACACGCGGCTGTCGATAGTGTTCGTGCCCAACCAGTTCTGCGAAAGCCCTGCCTCGTATTCCTGAAAGACGTTTTCCATAACGTCGTCCAGTCCGCTTTCGTATTCGTCGCGGCGGCGCTGTCCCTCGTCGCCCAAGTCGTCGGGATACTTGCCGTTGACAGCTTCGTACTGCGCCACGGCGTCGCTGACGGAAATGTGGATTTCGTACGTCAGACGTTCCGCGACTTGCGCCTGAACGATCTTCGCCGCCGCTTCGCAAAGCGCGGGTTCCGGCATCTGCGCGAACTTCGGCAGCTTGGCCACCTGCGCGAGTACCGTGTGTTTGTCGGGAAGCCAGTCGGATAAGTACATCACGCATCCTGTCGTTATGGTCGAGGGTGGACGCGGCGGGGGTCGAACCCACACTGAACCGGGCGGAAGGATGGAACCCGGTCTGCTCTACGTTAAGCTACACGCCCGTCTTTTGCGTACATTTCTGCCGCTTGGGGTGCCGCCTTGAACCCTCGCAAGGCAAGGCGGCACTGGCACGCGACAGCGTTACGCGCTGGCAGGCGCGGGGCTTCCTTCGGTGCCGGTCGCGGGGGCCGCAGCGGCGGCGGGTTCAGCGGCCTTCTCGATCCGGTAGACGCGGACGCCCTGCATGGGGACGGTGCGCAAGGCGAACTCGTAGTCGGCATGGTTCTTCTTGAACCGGCGCACCAGCCCCGACAGGCGGTTCGTGGTCGAACGCGCCTTCTCCTTGAACGTCTTTTCGCGTTCGGCGGCGTCGGTCACGCTGTCGGGCACGGCGACGGGTTCCAGATAGGACGCGCCGACGGGCATCGCTTCCAGCCGTTCGGCGTCGTCGGACTTGGCGGACGCGATGCGCGAAGCGGCGGGAACCGGGACGCCAACGTCAAGGTGAACTTGCCGACGGTCACGGTCGAGACGGTTTCGGCGGCGGGGGTCGGGGTCTTGGCCATCGTTGTATCTCCTGATCTGATGGTAGCGGTTGCCTTGGTAGCCCTCACGTTTCGGGCTGTCAACACCCTTCGCGTTCGGTCATATACGTGCGTAAACTAGTTATCGTACAGCGTCAAGCACTCTTTTTCGTCGCTGCACACCTTTTCTTCGCCGATCATCAGCACGCCGTACATAGCCACGGCGAGAATGACGACGAACAAAACGTCGCCAAGTACGTTGCGGATGCGTCCACGCATTATGAAGTCCTCACTACGATACGTTGTTTCACGGTGTGGTCGTCTAGCAGGTCTTCGAGCGCCCGCAAGTACGGCTTGGCCACGGCAAGACATTGGGTGCATACGACAGGAATGTCAAGCTGCGACAGCACGAGCGACATTTCTTTCGTCACCACGTTCTGAAACGCACGGTACAGCGGTATCGCCTGTCCGCGCCGCAGCGTACACGCGGTATTTCGCGGTTCAGCCGCTGGCCGTCAACGTCGCGACGTATTGCCACGTAACGGCGGTGTTGGTTTCCGTAAGCCCATATCGTCAGTCCGTGCGCGGTGTGCATCGGTCGCCACGTGTACAAGTCTTCTGCCTTCATGGCTTCTTTCCTTTTGTATGGTGCGCGGTCTGGACGTGGCGCAAGGCGCTTGACGCGCTGGCTAGGCATTTGTGCATGGCTTCAATCTCGGCCACGTCTTCGGTCGAATGATACGCCAGCACGGCAGCTTGCAGGGCAGTTGCCGCCCTGATCAGGTCAACTAGGTTGCGTTCCATGTCGTCACCGCCAGAAAGTCGCATGGGGCGCGAGTTCAAGACCTTTGCCTTGGCCGATGCGTGATCCCACGCGCGCACGTATGCGGTAAAAGTTTCGCTGAAAGCGATGTACAGATGACCGGGACCGCCGCGCGTGGCAATGCCCCAATACGCGCCGCCCTTGTCGTAGCCGCCAGCGTCAAGGATGACACGCCGCAAGTACAGCTTTTCGGACGGTTCGTCAGTCAGGCGCGACGGCCTGCCCATTGGCGCGCCATACTTGGTTATCGCGCGCACGTGTGTTGGATTAAAGTCGGCCATGGCTTCTGTCCTTTTGCGAGGGTTAAGCAGTCGTTTTCTTTTACCTGTACACGCGTATTGCGTCACTGTCAAATGGTCTAATTAAGGCGCGCCGCGACGGCGCGCCTGGTTAGTCACTCTGGCAATTCGATTGCTTCGCCCCATGCGGGGTATTTGCCGCGCCGCCCGTACTTGGCCCAAAGCGTCGGCACGCCCCTATCGGTCGGTTCGCGCGGAAAGTCGCAATCAGTGAACACGATTACCGCCGCAGCGTCTTGCAGTTCGTCAATGGCGGGTTGCATGTTCGTCCCGCCACCGCCAATAAGCTTTACGTTCAAGGGTTCGCCCGGTTCGTACTCGTACCGCGCCTTGATCTTGGTATCGCAAAGCAAGATGACGGTTTGCGCGGGCATTGCGTCATCAATCGCGCCCTGCAATTCGCCTAGAAACGTCGCGAGGGTTCGCGGGTTGCACGTGCTGCCCGATACGTCAAACACGACGCCTAACTTGCCCATGCTGTCAGGTACGTTGCCGGGAAGGTACATGCCCGCGTGCACGTGGCGACGGTTCGGACGGTGCCACTGTTGCGACACGCGCGCCGCGCTATCGACGAACCGCCGCAGCACGTTGCGCCAGTCAATAACGGGCTTGCGGATTGCGTCGGCTGCAAGCTTGCCTGCCGCGCTGCCCTTGCCTGCCGCCTTGGCAGCTTGCGCCGCCTGTAGCGTCTTGGCCATGGCGTCAAGTTCCGCCTCTTGCAGCGCGGCGGGATCACTGTCTGGCGCGGCGTCAAGTACACCGCCGCGCCCCATGCCAGAGGCGCTAGGAACGCCGCTAGCAGGCTGTTGCAGGGGCGCGCCTTGCTCACCCTGCGGCGCGGGCGCTTGTGGTGCCGTAGCGCCCGCCTGCGGCGCGCCTTGGCCACGCTGCGGCTGTTGCCCTTGCGCGCCGTCTTGTTCCTTTTGCTTTCCCGCCTGCAAGGCGCTGTAAATCTGTTCTGCACTCATGTCGAAATATTCGGGTTTCACGAACCCGAACTTAGCTGACTTTGAACCCGTCCTTTTCAAGTTGCGGGTCAATCGCATAGTCGCACGCTTTGTTCCAGTCGTCAGGATCACGCCCGCCGCGCCGCGTGTGGTGCAGGTTGGCCACGTGCGCGACCTCATGCGCCACGACGCCGCGAATTGTTTCGTCGTCTTCGCCCATGACGAAAGCGTCGTTATAGAATATCGACTTTCCATCTGTCGCCATTGTGTCGATATCATCGCGCCGCACGAATTGCATGGAAAGCGACAAGACCGCATAAAAGGGCGCGTTCAGGATCATATGCGCCGCGCCCGCGACAGTTTAACTTCGGCTGGTGTTTGTGCCATTGTCTCGCCCTCACAGATAGATATTGGAATTTGCAGACAGCCAGCGAATTGCCGCCGTCGTCTTCTCAAGCGTCGCGTCGCGCGCCGTCGCGTCGCGCATGGCGATGACGCCATATTCGGGCGGCAGGCGGTCAACGTACGTCACGAATGCGTCAATCGACTGGTGCGTCACACGCCGCGCCAGCGCGCCGCAAAGGGCGTACAGCGTCGCGCCGTCGGACGGCACGGGCGCGCCTTGCGGGTTCATGAGTACCAAGTCAGGCGACGGCAGGCCGCGCCAGATACGCACGAACGCGAGAAGTTCGGCAGCATGGCCTGCGCCCACGACGCTTGCCAAGGCCGCACTTTCGACTTGCGGCGGCAGGGCGCGGTTCAACAGCTTGCCCGCCATAACCCAAGTACGCGGCGTGGCGTTGACCGCCCGGTCGGGTTCAAAATCCACAAGCAAGCCGGGCCGGAACCGCAGGAACGCCACCAGTTCGGGCGCGACGTCGTTTGCCAGCGCCCAAGTACACCAGTCGTTAAGCTCATGCGTCATGGCCACATGAGCGAAGCGGTTCGCTAGGGCGCTGTTGACGCGGTTCGCGCCCGCCCGGTCTTGCAGCCGGTTTCCTGCCGCCACGACGCGCCACGCGGGCGGCAAGTGGTATTCACCAATGCGCCGGTCAAGGACTAGCGAAAAGGCGGCGTTCTGGACGGCGAGGCGCGGCCTGCGGCAGTTCGTCAAGAAACAGAATGCCCGCCGCGCCGTCGCGGTTCGCGTCGGGCAGTTCGCCCATGGGCGCGAACCGCGCCTTGCCGCCGTCCAGCATGGGAAGACCGCGCAAGTCCACAGCGTCAATCGTGGACAGCCGCAAGTCGATAACATTCCAGCCGCGCGCCGTCGCGATTTGCCGCACGACGTCAGACTTCCCGACGCCCGGCTGGCCGGTCAACAAAACCGGGTTGTTCGCGTCAATGTGCGCCTCAATCACGGCGCGGGCGTCGGTCGGTTTCAGTTCAAGGGTTTCCATCTGGTCTATTCCTTTTGCGAGGGTTGCGAAGCTTTGGCGCTTCTAAAGCTAGGCGACGCGCGCCTAGCCTAGAAACGTCATGCGCCCATGAAAGCGCCCATTGCGTCCGCGATGTCGGCGGCGGCCTTGGCTGTCTCTTGCCGCAATGCCGCGTCGTCGCGCAGGTCTTGCGCATCGTGCCGCACAAGCTTGGCGCGTGCGTCCTCAATCGCCTTGGCAAGCCGCGCGTCGCCGGTGACGTTCAGCATAGGCAGAACCGCGACCAGTTCCCGCACGTTTTCCACCAAGCTGTCGCGGAACGGGTTTCCCTGCTTTCCGAGTTCGGGCTTGTACGCGTTCAGCTTGTCCAGACATGGCGCGCGCCACGTCGTGCAAGCGCCCTGCGGAACGTCAGCACATGGCGGTCTTGAACGCGCCTCGAATGTCCGCCTGCATGTCAGCTTGCAGCGCTGTCAGCGGTTTCCTTGTCCAAATCCACGCGAAAGTCGGATGCCGTTCGGCAGCGGAAAGTGTTGATGCGCCAGCCGAACCGCCGCGCACAGTTCCGCCTTGGACGGATAATCCGCCCGATTGAACAGCGCGCCAAGGTCCGCGCGCGCGCTTTCAATATAGTCGTCATAGTTCGCGAGAAAGTCAGACGACTTCCTTTCAAAGCTTTCGCGATGCGCTTGCATCTTGGCGGCGTACACCTTGAACGCGTCAACCGGCATGATGCGGGTTCCGTCCTGCAGCCATGGCAGGGCTGTATGCCATGTGATCCTGTCGCGCAGCACTGGCCACGATTGCAGCGATTGCCGCGAGTGCGCCGCGTGCGACAAGCGTCTTATTGTAACGGCCCGCTGTCGCGTTTGGCGTCGTTCCGTTCGGCGATGTCATGCCGTCGCGCGTTTGTCAAGCTTGCGCGCCGTCCACTGCGAAACGGAAAGTTGCACCAGCAAGACGCGTTGCGACAAATCGACGGCGCGGGCGGGTTTTCACGTTCATGAGCGTCATTTGGTCATATTCCTTTTGCGAGAGTGTTGAACAGTTCGGCGTTTCTAAGACTAGACGGCGCGAGCCTTGCAACGTACGCGTTGGTACGAACTTGCGCGATTGCCAGCGCTTTCGAACTGTCCGCTTCAGTGTGGCCCATGTGGAACGCCACACGAAAGCGTTCGTGCCATACGATACGAACTTAGCGCCCATGATCATCGCACCTTGTTCAGCTTGGCCACGTGCGTCAATCAGTGCGTCGCGCGTGCCGTCGGTTGTCGACAATCCTACGGAAGTTGCGCGGCTTTCGTGCCGTCGTCGCGTGCGGCGTCACGTTCCGCCAGAACTTCGGCTTTCTTGTACGAATCGCGAAGTCGTCAAACCAAGCGCCCGCTGTCGGTGTCGTACTTGCAGAGTGTGTAGTAGGTGCGTGCCATGTCGTGTGTCCTTGTGTTGTGCCGTGCGGCGTCCTTGGCGTGTCGTTCGTTCGCCTGCTTTGCAGGATAAGCCGGAAACACGTCTTGTCAATACCCCTTAAGCGTCGCGTTGTGCATCTTGTCGCTTTCCGCGTCTATTCCGTACACGTGCGTAACGTACTCTAGGGCCAGCGCAGTCAACTCGCCGTCAAGATACACACGCCCGCCCGGAATGCGGCTGTACGATATGTACAACCGCCCATCATACCGCACGCGCCGCGCGCGCGCCGCCTATCCTGATAGTATCAACAAGGAACAACAGGCAGTCAGTCCAGCCCGAACCCGCCGCCTGATCCGTCTTGACGCTGCCAAGTGGCCACTGTTCCAAGCTTGCCACGTCGTCACATGTCAACAATGCGGGCATTTGACGACAAGACGCCCTAGACCGCCGTGTAAACTTGTCGCGCCGTTCCTGCCACTGTTGCAATTCGCTATTGGCCATTGATGAAACCCTCTCGCTTTACCGGCGCGCAAGCTTACCGGCTAATAGGCGCAATGTCATAATGGTTTAATGATTAAACTACCTTGCAGGGTGTAGATAGTTTAACGATTAAACTACCTGTAAAACTCGCGTTGTGCTAGGCGGGCTTAGTGCGTCTGGACATTTGGGAATGTCCAGTCCACTTGCACCCTTGCACTTGCGCCAAATCGGTCATTTTGTGCAATTGGACAGAGTGTGTAATTCGAAGGATAGGACCGGATTAGTTGGATTGTACAAAGGGTGCAATAAGTACGAATTGCGGAACGCGTTCCCGCCTTTCTTGCCTCACCTACACACGCGGCAAGGCACACTGTCTATTGTACACGTTGTACAGTTAGCGTTTGCCGCCCGGTTCCGTGGCCTTAGCGTGTGCATTATGTCAGTTGCGCCACGACGTGCGATGCTAACCCATTGATATCATTAGCATTTTGATATCGCATAAGGTGTATTATGTAATCTGCACCCTATTTGCACACTCTGCGCGACAAGGGCGGGGGTGGGGGCGGGGTAGGGGGCGCTATGCAAATCGCGCG